TCAAACCGATACACCTTGCATCTAGGTCAGGGTCTACAGACCCCCACTGGTGAGGTGACCCCCACCCCTCAGGGTCAGGAGACTACCACCCCCCCTGTCTCACCACCCCCCAATACTAAAGAAGATACTAAAGATAATACTAAAGAACTCTTTGAGGAGTTTTGGAAAATCTATCCACGCAAGACAAATAAATATTCGGCTTCGCAAAAATACAAGATTGCACTCAAGGATATTTCTCATAAAGAACTTTTAAAAAAGATAAAGTCTTATGCAGAGTTTGTTGCAGATGAAAAAATGGAACTAAAGTTTGTACCTCATTGCACAACATGGTTAAATCAAAAACGGTATCTTGATGATTCAGATACAACAGTAACAAAAGTTAAAAAATCATTGAACTCTCTCGCAGGGTAAGGAAATAAAATGAAAGATTTATTAAGTGTTTTATCAGAGAACAATATAAAAGTTAAACATCACAGTGACGGAAATCAAAAGATCAAATGTCCACAGTGTCAGCCACCACATAATCCTAGAGACAATCCATTGTCTGTGACCATAGATGGAGACACAGTAGTATGGAACTGTCACCATTGTGATTTCAAAGGTGGGTCAGGTGATGGGACAAATTCTTACAAGCCTAAGACTTATCAAACACCAGTAGTTCCTATATCAAAATCTACAGATAATTCTATGTATAAGTTCTTTGGTGATCGTGGCATTTCTAAATCAACTGTTGACTCTATGAAAATCTTTAACGAGAACTCATGGATTGCATTTCAATACTTTGACGAACACGGCTCACTGGTCAATGTTAAATACAGGACCGTTGATAAACAGTTCAGACAATCGCCTAATGCTAAACGCATCTTATATAACTATGACAATGTGTATAAGAGCGATACAGTCATTTTCTGTGAAGGTGAGATGGATTGCATCAGCTTATATGAGAGTGGCATAACGAACAGCACAACGCTTCCTGATGGTGCGCCAAAAGAAGCAAAGTTTGACCCTAATGATGCAAGGTTCAAAGCCCTAGACAATTCACCGCTTGTTGCTAAGAACATTATTATATTTACTGACAATGATTCAGCAGGTAGATCGTTACATAAAGAACTACTTCACAGATTCGGTAAAGATCGCTGTTGGTATGTTAAGTGTCCTGAAGGATGCAAAGATGCCAATGAGGTTCTAATGAAACACGGTGCGACTAAGCTCAAAGAGCTGATAGACAGTGCTATACCATATCCAATTAACGGTTTATACAAAGGTCATGATTACTTTGACCAACTCATTGATCTATATGAAGGTAATTATGAGAAGCCTGTAGAGATCGGCATGGGTTCACTGGACAACATTTATAAAATTATGACTGGTACTTTTCATGTGATCACTGGCATACCAAATCACGGTAAGTCACTCATACTTGATCAAATACTTTTGAGCCTAGCTCAGAATCAAGGTTGGAAGTTTGCTATCTTCTCACCTGAACACTCAACGAGTATGCACATTAGAAGAATGACACAGATGTATTGTCAAAAACCATTTGATGAAGGTTTTGGTAATCGCATGAGCAGAGCAGAGTTGATAGAAGCTATGGCTTTTATTGACAAGCATTTCTTCTTCATTGAATCTAAAGATGCCGTTCCTGAGATAGACCTCATCATAGACATAGCCAAATCCAGTGTTTACAAACACGGAGTCAACGGCATAGTCATAGACCCATACAATGAGGTCAGCGCAAAACGAGAAGGCAATCAGCGTGAGGATGAACACATAAGAGACTTTATCTCTAGCTGTAAACGCTTTGCAAGAAACTATGAGGTGACAATGTGGGTTGTTGCCCATCCAACAAAATTGCCTAAGTCACAAGATGGTTCTTACTTGCCACCCTCTGCATATGATATAAGTGGTGCTGCTCATTGGCACAATCAATCAGATGCCGTGCTAACGATTCACAGAGACTTTGATGATAACTCCACTAGCGTTATCACACGCAAGATCAGAGAACAGGACTTATACGGTAAGATCGGACAGGTTAAATTCTTTTACGATTTAGATAAAAGAATATTTGTTGAAAGAGAATTTGATGTAGGCGATTGGACCCTATAAAAATAATTAAAAATATATTCCAAAAAGGGTTGACATTACTTTTTTACATAGGCATACTTATTAAATGTTGATGGAGAGCTGACGCATCAGACTGATAAGAAGGTGAGAATAATCAAACCTCTCTGATGTTAAAAAAGACAAGTTCACCCCATCTTTTTAAGATGGTGCAAAATAGAAAATCTTATCAATTTTCTAGGTGAGAATAAAGCAGAAGGCGTTGACAGAGCAATAAAAGAAAGGTTGCGTAGAATATTGACTGGTAATGAGGAGTCCTAGTCGCAAACTAGGAAGCATAAGGTCGGCAGACCAAGCTTCAAAGTCAGGTGCATATACACTCTTAGGAGTAGCTTTACAATAATCTAGTAAGTCAAACCAAGTAAGTGAGCGAAAAAAGAGAGAGCTTCGGCTCTCTTTTTTTTTGTTTATAAATAAAAATCATTAGGTGATACTTCACCTTTGGTAAAGCTATGAATAACTACCATCTCTTTTTTTCTAGGTATGCGAACACCAATGATGTACTTTGCAAGTCCACCCTGCGAAAATTTATGTCCTGTTTCTTCTTGCACAGCTTCTATAAATTTATTTTGAGTGTAGTTGTTCTCTTGCAAAAAATCTTTCAGCTTCATTGGTTGTCTCCTAAATTAAAATTAAGGGTTGCTTTAAACCCAATATGTAATTATAATTCCATTTCGTATATATTGAAAGCTTAAATTGAGGTATTTAATAAATGAAAAATAATCCATTTGAAGAATTTGGAATAGAACATCTTTCAGCCAGTTCTATAAATCTATTCATACAAAACATTCCATTATTTATTGTTCGGTATTGTGCCAAACATAAATCACCCACAAACCCTGCCATGCTAAGAGGAACAGTCATAGACCATGCCATAGGCAATAAGACATCCATAGAAGATGCTCAAGCGGAGTTCAAATCACTTATGAGCTACGAACAGAGTCAAGGCGTGGTGTTTGATCAAGAGAAAGCAGAAACAGAATACAACAACATAGAGAAGTATCTATCTATAGGATTGCCTTTCTATAAACACTTAGGCGAGCCAGTAAGCTATCAGAAAAAAGTAGAGATAGATGTAGGGTTGCCCATTAGCGTAATAGGATTCACAGATTTAGAGTATGAAGATTGCATCAGAGACATCAAGACCTCTGCTAAAAAGCCGTATTCATTACTCCCACCAGTTCAAAGGCAATTAGCGATCTACGCTACTGCGTTGAAAAAAGATCATGCTTATGCTGACTATATCTATGTAACTAAGACCAAATCAGAGGTCATCACATTTGAAATAGACGACATAGCCATGAGATTAGATGAGGTGTATAAGGCTTCGTTAGCAATAATGAACCTTTTACAAAATAATAATATTAACTCTTTGGTTGATCAGTTCTATCCTGACCTATCCCACTGGATGTGGTCAGACTCAGATACTCAAGCTGCCAAAGAACTATGGAGAATAAAATGAGTGATAAATTGATTGAATCAATAAATGAAATAGCAAACCTTGCTGATAGCGATAAAACCAATATCAAAGGTAAGCTCTACACAACCGTAGATAAACGGTTACAAACCTTTAGAAAACACTTTGGTAGCAATGCCAATGTGCAGACTAAGATTATCCACAATGACTTAGAAAGAGTTGTGGTACAAGCTACTGTAAGCGTTTATGTGGATGGCACATGGCGTGAGATAGGCAATGACTATGCTGAAGAATTTAGATCGCAGGGCATGGTTAATAAAACCTCTGCTTTAGAGAACTGCTGTACCAGTGCAATAGGTCGTGCTTTGGCTTGCTGTGGTCTTGGTGGTGGCGAGTATGCAAGTGGGTTTGAGGTAGACAATGCCATAAACAACAAACAACCTGCACCTGATCTTAAAGAATCTTTGGTTCTTAAGAATGCAAAAGG